TCGCCGTTTATCCGTGCGTCGAAATATATCCCTGCCATCTGTTATTTGCTTGCGTATTTTCCGAACTTTCTGATCAGTGTGTCTGCATCCCCCGGTATGGCGTCGCGCTCCTGCGGGCTTACCTTGCGGTCGGCTTTGGCCTTGTAGTGGTAATATGGCATGTCGCGCATCTTCATCATCAGGTTGATCCAGCTCTCCTCCCACATGATTTGCCGGTGGTTGAGCATGAATGTCTTTTGTATCAGGGCGAGGGTACCCCAGAAGGTGTCACCGCCGCGGTGTTCTCCGTCGGCGTCCTTTTCCGTAGGAAGTTCATCCCCTGCGTTAGTTGCATAATAAAAAAAAAGTGTTCAGCACCCATTTGCCGGTACACCAGAGCCATCAGCGTGAACAGTTCCGCCGTGCTTTCCACCCTTTTCAGCAGCAGTCGTGACAGCATCCCCGTCAGCCAGAATCGCCCGGGACGGTTAAGGATCGCCACGGCAGCCATGCGCGCCATCACCCGAAGGTTGGAGCCGGTGCGCAGCATCTCGTGGATCATGTTCTCACTGTCGCTGACATCCTTCAGCCGCGTGCTCTCCTGGGACAGACGTACGATCGTCCCGGGTCGCAGCGGACGGATACCCATCGGGATCATTATGCCAAAGCGCCAGCGCACCTTGAATTTTGCAGACTGGTCAAGTAGTGCCGCCCCTGCCTCTTGCTGCAGTTGCTTATCCTTGTCCGTTTCTTTTGTCATGTGTCTCGTTTATAAAAAAGGCCGCCGTCATCGCTTCGGGCGGCCCTTCAATCAACCAATTAAACCAATTATGAGAAAGTATTGCATCAGGTGGTGGGGATGCGGAAGCGGTAGGGGGCCTGGTCCGTGGCGCCTGTTCCGGTGGTTTCCGGAGCCAGGGCGGTGGCTTTGACCTCCATTTCGAGCAGGTTCTCACGACCCAGTACCGAGTCGAAGCGGGCAAGGCACGAAGCGCGGGGGATCTCGAAGACGATGTCGTTGGTGGTGGTGATCTCCAGCGACATTTCGATAGCCTCGACGCTTTTTGGACCGTAGTAGTAGTCTTCCCCGGTACCCGTAGCTGCGGTTCCGCCCTTCATGACGGAGATCAGGGTCGGCGTCATGTCGTAGGCCCTCCATGTCATGTTGAGCTTTCCGGGGTCGGTGACAATCGAGTGAACGGGGGTGGTGACCTCCTCCACGTAGAATTCTGTGGTGGTGCTCTCATCCTCGGAGATCGTCAGCGAACCCTGGACGGTGTGTGCCCAGGGGGTGAGATCGCCGGAGGCGGGCATCTCGAAGCCGGAGCCGGTGGCCACGACATCGCCGTATTTGACGGATTTTATTCCGTATAAGTATGAAGCCATATCTTACGTATTAAAGATTTTTACTTTTAAGCGGATGTTGCTGTAATGGTAACTGATAAGCGGTTCACGATGGTATTCCTGGCTCTCAAAGTCGATGTGGTAACCGATCCCGTCGGCATCCACGTCGGTGACCTCCTGAAGAAGGGTCATCAGCGTTGCGTTGCGGCACTCCAGCGTTTCTATGTCCGGCAGGGCATTGGCCTTGTCGATGTCTACGCAGTAGTAGTTCACATTGACGATCACCGTCTGCATGACCCCCGCCGAAATCGGCAGGGCGTTCATCACCACGTATTCGTCAGGCGTCACATTGGTGGGCTTGGTGTATTTGTACACCGGCACCTGGACGCCGTCCGCGGCTGTGAGGATGGCATATATGTAGTTGATGACCGTGTCCTGTGTCTTCATCGCATCGCTGTTTGAACCCCTGTCATGTCCACGTCAATGGCCGCTCCCTTGGCTGCTGCGAAGCGGCGCAGGCGCTGCTCCACGTTGGTAAGGGCGACCATCCCCTGGCTGGTGATCACGTTGAACCCCCGGCTTTCGAGGTAGCTGGCGTATTCCATTCCCGCGACTCCGATCAGCTGGTATCCGATGTTGACCTTTGGTACCTGCTGAAGGACGGTCATGGCCGCGCTGGTGGCCTCGGCCGGACCCTCGACCCTCCCGCGGATGATGGCCCCGTTCTGGAGGACATAATAGCCGATGGAGTTGCGAAGGTTGGTCGTATCGTCGAGGTATTCGCCAGGGCCCCGGGGGGGATCCCCCTTCTTGCCCTTTCGCACTGCGGGGAAGGCGCTGCGGTCGATGTTGAGGTCACGTTTTGCCTGGTCCATGAACTCGGCGCCGGTCAGATCCAGTCTGTTGACGATGCCGTTTTCGATGGCCTGCAGCTGACGTAACGTTTCCGCCGTTATTGCCTTCGGTGATGTGCGCAGCGTTATACCCATGACTTTGAGTTGAGCTGGTTATTTTCGTGTCGTTTCACGGTTCCCGTGTATTCCATTCCCGCATGTGTCGTGATCGTGACCGGAGTCCCCGGCAGAATCTCGGTGGTGTGCACCGGCTGGTAGACGGTGTAGTCGTACTGGACGACCTGTCCGTCACGCGTTGTCACCGTGCCCTGCTTGCTGTTGTATTCTGCACGGCAGGTGGTGGTCAGCGTTGTCGGATCGGGTACGTACCAGTTTCCATCGAGATCCTGCGCCGGGGTTCCGGGGATCGCAAAGACTGCGGTATCGGGATATTGGGTTACCATGGATTGACGGCTTTGACTTTCGGCGCTGTGGCCCCCACGATCGGCTTGCCCCATTTCTGGTAAAGCGAGTTGGCCAGCTTGAGCAGTGATGCACGGTCATTGACCGACACAGAATACTGCCCTTCGCTGATGTTCGCCGCCGTTGCCAGAATCACGTACACATCGGCCTGCGCGAGTTCCATGGCTGACGAGTTGCCAGCGTATGTCCCCGTACTGGTGATGCCCCGGTCGGTCAGTACCTTTGTGAAGGTATTGTCCGCTATGGGATAGCCTGCTGTGGTTGCTTTTATCGCCTCAAGGTTTGTCATCGCGAAGTCAGAATATTGTTATGCCCAGGTTGCAGCCGAAAGTGTGTACAGGCTAAAGCACTGGTCAACATTCGACCATGACGGGAATACGTTGGCCTCGCCTTTGGTGAGTACGGACGACGGGTTGAAGTCCTTGCGCACGCTCAGAAGTACCGGGCCGCGTTTGCTCTGGACGACGTCCAGCGGCTTTTCGATCTCTTCGGCGATAGGTCCGGCATAGAAGTTACCGAAATTCAGATCAGGGGAGAACAGGACGTGTCCTGTAGCCCACGGGTCAGTAGCGGTAACGGTTCCGGCGGCATTCTCGATGCCTACGTAGGTGTCGATCAGTATTACCTGCGGCAGGCGCAGGGCGTTCATCACCTTGTTGGCGATTTCCACGCTCTGGTATCCCAATACGGTGGGTTCGCCGACCAGGAACTGCTTTGCGGCATCCTGATACTCTTTTGAACCGACCATGTAGTTGAAGTCGGTATTGTGCATCAGCGCGTAGCGCAGCTGCACACCACTGGCGCGTCCCTGTTTCATGACGTTCGTGAAGTCGGTGATGGGTTTTACCGTCGCTTTGTCAACAGCACTCCAAACAATGCCGACAACTTCCTTATTCGCCGACGGCATCCCGAAGTCGATGGCGGTCTCGTTGATCACGCCAAGCGGGTTGTTGGTGGTCGTCAGGGTCACCTTGGTGGCGGACAAAGCCTGCAGGGCCAACCATTCCATACGCGACTGGACACCATCCCAGCAGAAGTCGAGGTCGTTGAAGTAGTCCTCGATGACGGCCACATTGCCCTGGATGTTGCGGGTGATCTGGTGTTCGAGGATCTCACGCTCGGATTTGCGCCGTGCGATGGCCACCTTGGGGATGTCGAAATATTTCACGGAGAGGGATTTGCGGCCCAGTTCGGGAGTGGATGCGTCGTAGCTGATGATGTTCGCGGCCACGCGGTTACCGGAAGCGCCGATGATGGTCTTTCCGTCCAGGGTGTTTACGTTTTTGAGAGGGAATAGGGAGGCCCAATACAACTCACTGTACTGGCGCGCGGCAAGATAATTCTCAAGTCCTGTCTGCGATACTCCGTTGATGATAGGTGATTTCATATCTCTCTCAATTAGGCGTTAACAGTGATTTTGACAAGGGCGGTTTTCTGAGCAGCGCTCAGCGGATATGTCAGGGCGCTTTCGCGGATGGAACCGGCCACAACGTAACTCCCTTCGGCATTTCCGACAAGTGCCACGCCGTCGCCGACGTAGATGTCGTCTT